GGCTGTCGCCCCACCTCTCTGATGAATTGGTTGCTCGAAAGGAGTGCCTTCTAGGAGAAACCACCATGGTTTATCGTACTCGTTATGCTGGTGAATACCCCCAAGCGGATTCCCTCGGAAGATACGTTAGGAATTATCCTGACGCGCCAAATGTATTGGCTCCGTGGCAAACCTCTTGGTGGGTTGGGAAATTGTCATCAGCTTCACGTATTAGTGATGTTGTTGGCAACCCTACAGGTTTTAATCCTGTTGTTCATACTAGCATAAAGGTGAAAGTTTCACCTAATCCAATTTATCTCCGAGATCCACCGAGTTATTGGGGCGTCCCTCAAGGGGATGGCCTCTATTTCCCGATTGTGGCTGGCGATAATTATGGACCGATAGATTATCCATGGTTTCCAGGTATTTCAGCTGCTACTTTGTCAAACTGGTCGATTGAAGCCTTTAACAAGTTTCACGACCAAATTCCAACGACGATTAGCTTGGCTAATTCGTTGTATGAGTTGAAAGATATTAAGGGTTTGATCCCTACTTTCGACCGGAAAAGTTTGACAAAAACGGCGGGCAATAACTTTCTTGCCTTTGAATTTGGGGTTCTCCCCATGGTCTCAGACATTAAAGCTATTGTGAACATGTCCGAAGCCGTTGATAAGAGGATAAAACATCTTATCAGCGTCAATGGACGATCTACTCGTTTGTCGTTCTCCAGGGAACAGGTCTATGAAGAGCCTGTTACCTTTTGGAAGAACTTCATGAATCCGCTCGACACTGTTTACAGTGGAGATGCGAATGGAGTAGTGTTTAGCCGTCAGAGTGCAAAGGTTACCTTCAAATGTGGAGGTAGCCTCTTTCAAGATCTAACTGACCTTGAAGATTCTGCTAGCAAGCTGAAGGCGCTTGTTGCCTCGAGTGGATTCAATAAACCAGCAAGGGTAGTTTGGAATGCAATTCCTTATTCCTTTGTGGTAGATTGGTTTTTCTCTCTTGGCAAATTGCTTGATACGCTCTCTGTACAGCCCTTTGGGGGCGAATACAGAGTCGATCGTGTTGGTTACTCTACAATAGAGGAATCAACGTGGATCGCGACGGTCAAGCATCAATCGACCGGTACCATTGTAGGTAATCCTACGCTGGGTACCGTTCATGCGAAGCGTTACACCCGGAAAAGCGGTTTTCCAGCATACAGTCTGTTTTTAACAGACGGTTTGCTTTCTCCGACTCAGCTGTTGCTCGGATTAGCGATGTTAAATCAACATCGCTAAAGTGCGCATTGGCTGAAAAGCCTAGACATCCTATCCTTCACGATTGTGATGGGACTGGATGCCTATTAGTGTGAGGTGCTATATGTTAGCAAACGATCAAACCCTCGACAATGCAAATGGAACGGATGTGGTCTATCGATTGGTTTCACAAAACCAGGATGGAACACGCCGTATCGACATCGCTTCGACGCTTGCCTTGCCGTCTGTGCTTTCGATAAAGCACAGTACGTCTGGCAAGCCTCCCAACGTTGTTGATCGACATCTTATTCAAGTGAGTAAGACTGTCGCCACTGCTCTCGGTACTGCCACGTTGAATGCCAACTTTACGTTGACAATTCCGCGTGACACTGCGGTTACCACGACAATGGTACATGATGTTGTTTCCAACATCTTAGACTTTTTGTCTGATAGCGCGCTAACCGGGTTCGCCTCTACGGCGAATGTCGATGCGATACTTAGGGGCGAATCCTAAATGGATGAGAAAGATGTTGGATGTGAGGTTTTACCTTCACTCCCCGGCACCGATCCTTTTCTATTTCTGACAAGTCCCTACGTAACTTTCGCGATGATCGTTCCAGTTTCGCGAGCTGACATTGGCCTTGGAGGTGTTCCATCAAAAATGGTTACCTTAATAGCCAAGAGGAGTTTTATCTCCGCCTGCACGCGCATCTGACCCGCTGCGGTCCTCTCGAACTCGTATCATCAGAACGGAAATCCCTCAACAAGGATTTTGTGACTTTAGTGTCACGAACCTATGCTGAAGGCCTCGCCTTCTTGACCAAAACTCTCCCTAAGTTGGGAAAAGCTTTTGATCGAGGTTTGGTGTGCGGCATCTTCAACATTCCTCTTGAATTCAAACGCAAGAAGAATGCAAATATACCCGCTTTTATGCAGGCGTATTTTAAGATGGTTTTTGATGATAACGGGTTGCTCCTGGAGTTAGCATCTGTCGAGGCAATTGCCTTTATTAGACAGGTGCTCTTCTTCGCGTATAAGCTTGAGGTCCCCTATTCGGTGGAAGACAACTCTCTTGTGATAGAGAATTTTGTCCAGACCGATAAGGATCTCTTGCTTCAGAATAACCCTCTGGCTGATGATATATTATCATTAGCCAAGATTATTACTGAGAAGGTCTTTTATGGATTTGACCATAAAGATATTCATCCGCGACATGGTCCGGGAGCGGTGGCAACTGGGGAACGGCTAGATGCAAAATGGAAATTTTCCAGATTGTACAATGCTATTCACCAGGTTTACCCCTACTACAGCTATTACGTTGTGGGAGGGGCACGTGAACTTACCGATCGATTGGACTGGTATCGTTCTTTGCAACGTCGCGAGAGCGGCGAAGCCAAGGTGGTACTCGTTCCAAAAGATTCCCGCGGTCCGCGACTTATCTCTTGTGAACCTCTGGAATACCAGTGGATCCAACAAGGGCTCGGTCGGAAGATGGCTGCACATCTGGAATACCGTTCGCGGTATACCAGGAATGTGGTCAACTTCACACGTCAAGAGGTCAATCAGTCGCTTGCTAAGACTAGCTCTGCTAGTCAACAGTATGCTACTCTTGATCTCAAAGATGCATCGGACAGAGTTTCCCTCGAACTTGTCAGAAGAGTTTTTGAACGCTCTCCTGGACTTCTTCGAGCATTAGAAGCTTGTCGGACGACGGACACTAAGCTCCCAGATGGGAGAGTGGTGCACCTTAATAAGTTCGCTCCAATGGGATCAGCTTTATGCTTTCCGGTTGAAGCTTATATATTTTGGGTCACCATTGTGTCTGCGGTGATACACGCTAAGAATTTGCCGCTTGAAAGAGTGGGAAAGTAAGTCTTTGTCTATGGGGATGACATTGTCATTCCTACAGATTGGGCGTTACTTAGC